TAATTCAACATCAACAACAACGGGAGCAGTTAGGATAGTAGAATGTTAAAAGGAATGGTAAGCAGTATATCTGCTGGGTTATCAAGTGGTGGAACAGTTGAAGGTGATATAACAATCACAGAAGATTTAGTTGTTCAGGGTGATTTAAAAGTAGAAGGTGGAGGCTCATTTGCTTTTGATGAAATAATAGAAGGCACTCAAGTAATAGAGAAAACAGATACTGAAGCGTTTCTAGTAAGAAAAGCATCAGATGGTGGTGATATTTTTGTCGTAGATACTACGAATGGTCAAGTAAAAGTGAA